AACTCACAGCGCTACTAGTATTTACATTTGGTAAACTAATTTGTAAAAATTCTCCTTTAATTATTTGCACACCACTTGATGTATTTACGGAAACTTGTGTTGTTCCTAAATATTCTCCAGTTGTTGGATCATAATCATTTGTAGAAGAAACCATTTGATGCCAAAAATCATTTAAATTTCTGTCAAAAGCTGCCCATGGACCAGCGAAACTATTGTTATTTTGATAAACACTTGAAGCAAATGATTGAAACCCGTTTACATTATTGGATTCATTCATAATTGGTACAAAAAGAATATCTGTAGAAGGTGGAACATTATTATAACAACCTATATTACTTGTTGTTGGTTTATAAACTAATTTATCTACATAAACATTTGAACCTTCTTTGCCACAACTTTGCCCTTGAACCATTTGTGTACCTGAAATTAACGGTGGATTTGTTGGTATTGTTGTTCCTGGTGTTATATAAGGCAAAAAATCTATATCTAATTGTATCCAATTTTGCGGAGGACAACCATTTTTACCCGCAGTTGCATCTAAAATATCTGGATTGCTATACCATTTTACAACACCTTGATGAGTAACATAACAAATTGCACCATCACTAAATCGCACATTTTTACCAGCGTAAGGATTATTTTTGCTAATTCTATTTATGTAATTTGTAGAGGTTCCACTAATTTGATTTTGTAAATTTTCTAATTCTAATAATGTATTATCATATTCTTGTCTTAAATTATTAATTATTTGTTGTTGAGATGAATAATCATTATTATTTATTATTTGTTTTGATTGATTTGTTAAACCATTTTGATCTAATTTAAAAACATCTGTATCAAAATCATTATTTAAATTATTGAAACCTTCCTTATTATTTACTAAACTAGTTATTTTAGATTGATATTTTTTAAAATTTCTTCCCTGACTTAATCCAGGTGTAGGTGTATTTAATTTTATTTTTTCTTTATTGTAATTACTTGCTGAATTATTTAATAAATTTATTTTTGTTAAATCATCAAAATTTGAAAATAAATTTACAATGCTCATTAATATATTAACATACAAAAATATATTATTTATTTAAATAAAAAATTTTAATGGTAAAGTAATAAATTCAAATATACTTCCAAAAAAATTTAATAAATCAAATGATTGAAAAATATTATTTCTAGTGGTATTTGATTTATCTTTACTTGAACCCCCTTTTTGATTTGGTAATGAAAATGTTAATAAAACAAATACTAATATTATTACAAATAGTAACAATAAAATATAAGTATAATAATTAGATGTAATATTAATATTACCATTATCATAAGCAGAATTTAGTGTTTCAAATTGACGAATCATTTTTTCTATTTCTATTTTTTCATTTTTTAATATATTATAATTATAATTTATAGTGGTTGATTGATTTTGAGTTTGAGTTTGGTTTTCTTGAAAATTATTATAATTTTGTTTTGTAATATCCATCATTTGTTTATTTATTTCTAATAATTGTTGATTTAATTGTTTTAATTGATAACTATAATACATTGCTTGTTGCACAACAGCAGTTGATTCTGTTGAAGATATTATATTCCCATTACCACTGAATAAAGTGCAATTACTTAATGTTGTATTAAATGTTGCACCAGAACATGACACATTTGCAGAACAATCAGTAGTACAAGAATCTAAACTAGACCCTGAAATTACACTAATTGTAGTTGGACTAGCAAAAGCAGAATTAGGAACTGTCATTAAAGTATTTGTATTTATCGTATTTATATAATTACTATAAGTAGTTTGATATTGTGATATTAATGAATTAAATTCATTTTGTAATGATTCTAATTGTGAAGACATCTATATAAATCATTGAGATTAAAAATCATTACGCCATAAATAAATCCGATATTTTTTTATAATTTAAATAAATAATTAATATTAAAAAAATAATTACAACTATAGCATAAAAACTATGATTTATTTTTGTATCTTCACTTTCTGGTTGTGAAGTATTATTTTCTTTTGGTGCATTCAATATAGGAAATTTGTATAAAATAAACATAATAGCAATTGCTAATCCTAATAATAATAAAAAAGAATAATAATTTGCATTTACTAATAAATTACCTTGTTGTTGTGTTTCATCTAATGTACTATGTTCTTTCAAATTTTTTTCTATTTTATCTCTTTCTATTACTAAATTTTCATAATTTTGTATTAATTCTTTCGCTTTATTTTCACGCATTTCTGCTTGCCAATTATAAACTGGTTCACCTTTTTTTATAATTTTTAATATTTGATTGTTTACTTGTGTTAATTCACTATTAATTGATTGAACTATTTTTAATAAATTTTGCGCTTCTGGAACAATTGCATAATCATTTTGTGAACCAGGCATAACACTTCCTTCTCCACTTCTAATCCAACACATGGGTTGTCCATTATCAGTAGGATTAAATGTTGCACCTGTACAATTTGGTGTATTTGCACACTGCGCTTGACAATCAGTTACATTTGTTATGTTTGTATAAGTATTCAATGGTGCACTACCCCAAAAAGATTGACCTGCAATTGTAGCGAAAGTTTGTTCAGTTGTTCCTTGTTTAAAATAATTTATATAGTTTAAAATAGCTTGCTGATATTTTATTAATAAAACATTATATTCTATTGTTAAACTTTCTAAATTTAATGAAATTGAATTATTATTTATATTTAATGTATTATTACTTAAATCAATAATTTTGTTAAAAACCATATATATATTATTTATAAGAAAACATTATAGTTTTATAATTATTTTTATTATGTAAAATAAAAACAATACTTGAAATTGAGAGAAATAATAAAAAATTGTTTATTTTATTCAAAATAACAATAGTATTCTTTAATTTATTTATATCTTCTATCTTATCTTCTATTTTATATTCTATCTTATCTTCTATTTTATCTTCTATCTTATCTTCTATTTTATCTTTCATTTTATTTTCCATATTATCTTCCATTTTATATTCTATATTATTTATTATATCTTCTGTTCTATATTGGTTTTTATTTTTATAATCATTTGTTATTTTTCTTATATATTCCATTGTATTTTTTAACAAAAAATCTCTCATTCTTTTATTTGTTGTTTTACTATTTTTATTTAATATATTTAACATTTATATTTAATTATAATTATTTTATATTTAATAATTAAATTTAATTATTATAATTATTAAATATGTTTTTTACTATATACTTTAGTCAAAACAAAACCAACAATACATGTACTTAAAACAATTGCCCAATTTCTTAAATAATCTATATCATACATTTGACTATAATCAGTTATTAATTCATTTGATGCATTTGCTTTATTATCAACTATATATATTTTTCTTTTTAATTCTTTATTACTATCTCTTGTTTTTTTTATTAATTTATCTAATTCTTTAAACTTATTATTAATATTATCAATTTTACTTTGTATTTCATTTGATAATGTAAATATTTTACTATTTATTTTATTTAATGCACTTTTTATGTTTTCAAAAAAATTATGATATTCTGGATATTCTGGATTTTTATTATAAAAAATATAATATTTTTTAAAATCACTTAAAATAGAGGGTAATTGTTCTTCTATCATTTGTAAATGTTGTTCAATTTCTTTTGATTGATCTATATTATACATATCATCTGTATCACCTAATACTTTTTCATTTTGAAAAAAATTATTCATTTTATAATATATATAATATATATAAATTATATAATTTATATAATTTATATAATTTATATAATTTATAATAATAATAAAAATAATAAAAATAATAATAATAAAAATAATAAAAATAATAATAATAAAAATAATAAAAATAATAATAATAAAAATAATAAAAATAATAATAATAAAAATAATAAAAATAATAATAATAAAAAATAATAATAAAAATAACAATTAAAAAGAAATAAATTCTTCAAAGATCAAAAATAATTTATTTATATAATCTATGGTTTCTTCATAACCACCAATAATTTTAGCATCATTAAAAACAATTGGAAATTGTTTTATATCTTTATTATAAGTTTCTTTAAAAAATAATAAAAATTCAGATTTATTTTCTATTAAATATTCATCGCAATCAATAGTATTAAAAAATAATTTTTTTTCTTTTAATATATTTTTCAATTTCAAACAATTAGAACAACCACTTTTTGTATAAATTGTAAAATTTTTTTCAGAAGGTTTTTGAATATCCATTTATTATATTAAAATATCTTTTTATTTCTTTTTTTATATATTATACACAAATTCTATAATAATTTGTTTCAATTGCTGTTTTACTAGGACGAATTATATGACATAATTGCCCTGGTCTTAAACAAATAGCGCGAGCAACTGGATCAAATCTAGATATTTCAGGAAAATCAATTTTGTTTAAAATATTATATTTTTTCATAATTTCTTGAGTTTGATTATCGGTCATTACAATATGTTGTGGAACAAGAATATGTTTTAAAATATTAAACTTTAACCGTTTTATACTTTCAATCACAATAAAAATACCATCTGTTTCCCAAATATGTTTTAATTCATTCATAATTGTTTCATTCATTTCACCATTTTTTAATATTATGTACAATGTATCTTCTTTTTTTAATGTTTCTGTTAAATTAAATAAATCATCAATTATTTCTTGCAAATTTGATTGTTTAATCATTTTTCCTAAAAAATAATGTATGTATATTTTTTTTTTTGGTTTTTCATTTGTTACTTCTTCATCTTTTGTTTCTAAAAGCATATCTAACTGATTATTTAGTTCCATTGCATTTACTTCATTTATACTAAAATTTGCATAATTATTTATATTATAACCTTGATTATCTGCTAATTCTAAAATTGTTTTTCTAGAATAATATATATTTGAAATTAAAATACTTGAATTTTGTCCTGACATTCTTATATAATATTAAAATATGTATTATTTTTATTTCAATTTTTAATTAAAATGTTATTTTTTTTGTTTCATTTGAATTAGTTGTTGAATTATTCTCTCCATTATTTGATTCTTCTTCTTTTGTTTCTAATTGTTCTTTTGAATTTTCTACACTTAAAATATTTGGATTAATATTTAATGTATTTGTTTCATTTGAGAGAATACTTTGCTCAGAATTTATTGGTGTTACTTGACTTCCTATTGTTTGTGTTTGTGTAATTGGTTGTTGTTGACTCATCATTGGTTGTTGTTGACTCATCATTGGTTGTTGTTGTATCATTGGTTGTTGTTGTATCATTGGTTGTTGTTGTGTCATTGGTTGTTGTTGTATCATTGGTTGTTGTTGTGTCATTGGTTGTTGTTGTGTCATTGGTGATATCACCGATTGTGGTGTATATGATTGTGAAGTAACTTTATATGTAGTAGGTGAATTAGAGATATACGATTGTTTA